AGCCTACCATAATCCCAAAAGAAATCGAAGAATATTTCTACAAGCTGGAATCCGGAGGGATAAAACTCACCGATGGCCAGAAGGCGTGGTATTACAAAAAACTGATGATTCAAAAAGACGACATGAAAAGGGAATACCCCTCCACGCCGGAAGAGTCGTTTGAGTCGTCGATAGATGGGAGTTTTTATGCCAAATGGATTAGGGACGCGAGATTTGAAGGTCGTTTCGGGGAAGTCCCCTGGGACCGTGAGAGTCGTGTCTCCGTGGCCTTCGATCCCGGCTACCTCGACTCATGTGCTCTGGTCTTCTTTCAATGCATTGGTCAAGAGATTCACGTTATTGACTACTATGAAAACAGCGGAGAAGGTCTTGCTCACTATCTCGAAATCATCAAAAAGAAGCCCTACACCTACGACAAGTATTTCGGGCCGCACGATATTGAATCTCATCAGTTCTCAACAGGCCTTAGCACAAAAGAAGTGGGGGCACGAATGGGAGTTAACTTCATTACCCTTCCCACCCTTAAGCTCCGACTCGAGGACGGTATTGAAGCTGTGCGTAGTGTCTTCCCGCGCCTTTGGATTGATGAAAAGAACTGCTCAAGACTCATTAAGTGCTTAGAAAACTACCGAAAAGAGTATGACATAAATTACCAGATCTACAAGAATAAGCCCGTTCATGACCAATATTCCCATGGAGCGGACGCTTTCCGATACATGGCAATTTCGATCAAAATGCACATCGATAGCGGAAGTCAGGCCATGAATGATGGAGAAGCGGAGGCCATGTACAACAAGTACTTCCCAAGATTTGACTGAAGAGAGGCTTGAATGGTCAGCACAATCGTATATCAGCACCGAGGTGAATGGTTGCTACAGAAAAAGCAGAAGCTAGACCATGGTTTTGGTGTAACTCAAGTCAGCGCTCTGACTCCCTATCAAAATGACAGTCATGGTGCCTATCAACGGAAGGTACAAGAGATTGTGACCCTCTCATTTCTGTATCACTTGAATGTGCTTAGAAAGCATTCCAACAAGGTAAGCGCTATTCTGTTGAGATCTCCAGAAAGGAAAGACTCATGAGCGAGTGTCCCTGCTGCAAGGGGGTTCTTCTACATGACATAGCAGATACCTACCGTTGCCAACAATGCAGATTGCTTTTCTTGTTAGATGAAAAAAGTCAAACTATCTTAGTCATTGGAAATCTGGACAACGAGAAAGACTCATGAGCGTGGCTCGCCCTCCAAAAATTGAATCCGGAATTCCTGGCATTGAACTATGTCCAGTTTGTGAAAGGATTACAACCTTTGTTCTTCCGGACATTAACTTACAAACAGGGAAAATTTTTGGATGGTCGTGTCCAAAATGCAAGTGTGAAGATCACAAAGTTAAAGAAAAAACTGGTCAATATCTGGGGAAAGACTCATGAGCGGGCGTTCCTTTGGCAAGTCCCCGATTCGTTCATATAATCCCGAGCTTTGGGAGAACGTTCGGAAAAAGATGAAAGAAGAAAACGAAATCTTTTTAGGAGGATTAGACATTGTGGATATAAAAGAATTTCCTAAGTGGTTTCAAGGTTATGCAAAGGGACTAAAAAAGTTACATGACAAATTTCTTAACAGATGAACGCACATCGTAATACCCGTTATCAGACGTATTAGGAAATAATTGAAGGAAATCTTAACAAATGGACAGTAAAAAGACCGCATTCTTCTTTCAGGGTAAAAACGGAAAAATGACTGCTTTAGGAAAAATTCAGGCTGAATTGAGAAATTCAATGGGGGAGCTTGTGGTGGAACCGGAATGCTGTTCCGAACCAATGAGTCCGGTGATTTATACCAAAGGACAAGCTTGGTATTGCCACAAGTGTGGAAAATGGGAAGGCGTTCCCAAAGAAAAAACCTAGAGAGACTTTCATGACCCCAGAAGAAAGGACCATCAAAGATGCTGTGCATATGCATCGAATCGTTGCCGAGCTTCATGCGCAGCTGGAGAAATTCAGGTGGATTAATGTTAAAGATAGTCTACCTAATTGCGAAAAGGTACTGGCGGTTTGTCTTTCTGAAAAGGGAGTAGCTTACAATTTGAAAGCAACTGGATGGTTTATGGACACCGTTTATGCATGCTGGATGAGAGATTCGGAGTTTATCATTGAGTCGCATGGTCCTATCCTTCCAGCCACTCATTGGATGCCCATTCCAGATCTGCCAAAAGAATAAAAGAGTTTGCGTACTAGTCACCGCAAAGGTAGTCCGGTTGAACCTTAAGATCCGGCGCATGGGGTGCATCACAGCGCGTTATCGAGGGATGTAGGTTGCCCGTGACCTGTTTAGCTAGCAAATCACGGGCTTTTTCAAAAACACTTTCTGTCTTTTCATAATCCCTTAATTTAAGTAGGATGCCTCCACTTTAAAACAGGCGGAGGATTTCGTGACTTTTGTTCATTGGCTTTATGAATCGACTCGAGTAACACAACAAGTGTTTTCTTGCGTTGAGAGATGTTCTTCTTTTGATAGTGAAAAAAATCGATTTCACCTGTCTAAGCTGATCTACACAACCATCGACACATCTCTTTACATAGGGAGCTATCTAACCCCTGCTCCAGAAATGCGATCCGTTGAGCTAATTGCTCGGATTATCAGCCTGGTCTTAAGCAGAGGCCTATGGAAGGACGATCTCATTAGAGAAGCGGCTTCTACTAACGCTCTAAACATCGTTAGATTAGCGGTAATTTTAGGATTCCCAGCTCTGTCTCCCATTGCAACAACCGCCGCAGTGGTGGACTTTCTGATAAAAGGCGGTCTTATTTTTTCATTTATATTTAAAGACAGGAGATAAAAGTGGCAGCAACTTTTCCAACTAACTTCCCACCAGCTATAAACCAAAACATAAATAGCGAGCTGGATGAAGTGAGATGCTATGACGTAGCAACTCTAGATGCAAGAATTAAGAGAGCCAAAATGTTTTTGGCTGAACATGAAAAAGGAAGGGCCTATATAGCAATTCAGGGTAAGGTCATTCAACGCAGCGCCATTGGGGGCGGCATCGGCCTCTTGCTAGGAACTGGCGCAGCCATTCTAATGGCTCCCACTCCTACAACAATTATGAGAGGAGCGGTTGCAGGGTCTCTCATTGGCGCAGGCATTGGAGCTGCCGTATCAGTTGTTCGTGAATACAGAAATATCAAGCTTTCTGGTGTCTACGATCAATGGAAAACAAAGGCAAAGGCAACTAAAACGTATGAAATCTTCGAAAAGCACCTAAAGGAAATGCTCGACCGAATGGAATTCGAAGGTTTGATGTGCAACATCAACGCTTCCTTGTGTCGAGTCCCTGTTCGATGCCCTACAGGCCACTTGTTTGATCAATCAGCAATCCTTATCTATCTTCAAGGAAAGGGTGGAAGAGCGGAATGCCCTCTCAGATGCCGCGTGATTACAGCCGACGATCTTACGTATCAAGCAAACTACCACCATCAAGTGGTACAACGCTTGCTGCCCGATTTGCTTAACTTGCAGGTCGCCGCGGAAGTTCGCGAGGGTCTTGGAGCTTTGGCTCAGGACGCTCAGGAAAACACCGCCTCTGTAATCAAGTCGAGCACTGATGTATTGCTGAATAAATTCAAAAAAAACCAATGCAGTAAGGAGGAATTTATGGAACAAATGAAGGCTATTTTGGATCAAAATCCAATGCCGGAATTGATTCCAATCCCTCAATCGAACGAGCCAATGCCAAGCAGCACTTCGTGCCCCGCATCGAGTTGCTGTAAGTCTGACTCTAAAAAGAACGCCTAAAGGGAGAGTATGAGAAACATAGTAATTTCAGTAGTGTGTGGTCTCCTTGGTGGGATGGCTGGATCAATCCTGGTCATCCTGGCTATCTCAGGGGCCTTTTCATCAAAAATCTAACATAATAAAAATGGCCCAGTGAACTCTGGGCCATTAGTGGAGATTAAATATGCTGAAAAAATTCGCTAACTAGAAGCGGTATGCAATCGCGCTTCTATGCCCAATATACCGATCGCCATGATTCGTTACAAGTGCAAACGGTTCTAGGCGTAAATCCCAGTTGCGAGATGCACCCATTCGGATGGTAAATGGGAGGCTAACGTCGCCACCGAAGTACACATCTTTCACACCGAAATATTCGCGCTGTTGACGATCGCACTTGCCAACTACACCACCGACCAACGCTTTTACGTTGAGGCCAAGGGCAAGACGGCTGTTGAATTCGTGTTCCATCATGACACCGATGAATCCGTAGGCGAAAGATGGGTGCTTAATTTCGTCAACGATTACCCACTGATTTAACTCTTTTGAGAAGTTGAAAAACTCGTGCACAGTCATGTCTCGGGTAATAGCTCCTCCTAAAATGGGGCGAATGTGGTCTTGCCCATTGTAGAAATAGGAGCGCCCAAACCGAACTTCAAGAGTGGCTGGAGCTGCTGTTTTTTTGTCTGTGATGTTGTAAACGGTGCTAGCCGTTGCATCCACGCCAATGTAAAGGTCATTGTTTGGCATGAATTCGTAGCCAATATGTCCAGGATGGAATACAACCATACGATGGTCGTATTGAGGGCACACTGGTTTCACCTCTTCAGCAGATTGTGTTGCAAAGATTGATCCTGCAAACGCTACCACTGGCAGAAGGGCTTTTAAAAAGACGTTCTTCACTCGAATTCTCCTTGTGAGAGGGTTAAAGTTGAGCCATCGTAGCAAAAACGCCAGATGCCCGCTAGACTAAATAGCCATTTATGGATAAAACGTCAATCTAGGCTGGCGTAGCTCAATGGTAGAGCGCTCGACTTGTAATCGAACGGTTGGGGGTTCAATTCCTCTCGCCAGCATTTATACCTAGTTTCAGGTAGATACCCATATAAGTTGGTATAAATGGCGATATCGTAGTCTTGAAATTTAAAAAAAATAATGCCATGTTTGCCTTAAAAGGGAGTCCTTCATGGCAAGCAATGGAATCGTTCAAATACAAGATCCACCAAGACCCAGGCCTTTCCCATGGCCTCTACCTTTTAGCGCGACACAAGGCGCTGTAGGTGGAGCTGGCGGCAAAGGGATGGTGTCTGTATCAGCGCCTCCATATTACGGCCCTTTCAACTACTGGTGGCCTTATCAGGGCATTCGCTACAACACACTTCCAAATCCTGTGGTGAAAATGTGAATATAGTCCCTCCTGACGATTTGGCGGATGTTTTAGACATTTCCAATCTTCTTTTAGAGCTCTTTGCAGATAATGGGATTACTCCTCAGTGCGCTGTAGCCTCAATGTTTGTCATCTTGAAGAGGATGGTTGAAGACGGAACTTTCTGTGCAGACCATCTTCGTAGAGGGATAGACTTGATGGACCCGAATTTATGACCGTACCTACACAAATACCGCCAAGAAGGGTGCCTAGGTCTCCGATGAGCCCGATCTCTCCAACTCCAGGGCCTAATGGACCTCCTCCAAGGATCCCGTTCCCTCCTGGACAAGTTCCTCCGGTCCAACGATGAGAAAAGGATGTTCCATATGCAACGCCAAATCCAAAAACAACGCCATTTATCGGCGCAAGTTTCTGTGTCCAGAGTGTGCAAACGAATACAAGTCCATCTTTGACGGTTGGATGTCTAAAAAGCAGTTAAAGAAAAGATGCAAGGAAGCTTTTAAAAAGGGATGGCAGTCTGTAGAAATTGAAAACAATCTTTCGCCTATTCCGATCCCCCCTGAGGTACTTAAATACTACCAAAAACTGATCCTTGACGAGGAAGACGACTAAAAAGCTGTCAATTTTCAAATTTAATATTTACAATGGGGTTAAACATCACCAGGATAATAAATGTCCAGCCCCATGTCAGACTACTCCGATGACGCAAAAGATTTTCTAGATGACTACAAAAAGAAGATAAAATCCGATCCTAGACTAGAAAAGCACCGAGATGTAGTCCAGTCATTTGGCGAAGATTATGAAAGAGCTTACCAACTACTCAACACCTACCAAGCTGAAGCCTACAAGGATCTCAGTTATTATCTCGGGAACCAGTGGAGCTTGGAAGAGCTTTCTTATCTCAACAATCAACGCCGATCATCGTTTACTTATAACAAGACTCGAAGGGTTATCAACCTCGTCCAAGGATATCAACGAAAGAACCGTCTTGCGACAATTATCAGCCCTGTTGAAGACTCATCAGAGCGCACTGCAGAGATTCAAACAGATGTCATGCAGCATATCATGCAAAACCAAGGCGGATATGAATCCATCAGCGATGCATTCAAGGGGGCGCTTACTACTGGGCTATCGTTCCTCTCCCCATGGCTGGACTATAGAGATGACCCCGTCTCGGGGGATGTGCGGTTCCACCATGATGCTTGGAACGCTGTCATGTTCGACCCCTTTCTTACAAAAAAAGATCTATCGGATTGCAGTTTCATTGCTAGACGGAAGTTTCTATCTAGAACAGAGGTAATCTCACTACTTCCAGACAAGCAAGATGTCATCGAAAATCTCCCATGGGGTACACGCGATGACAAGTTCACCTACATGCCTTACGCTCGTCAATGGGGCACTCAAAAGCTGCTTAACTACAATGAATACTGGAAGACTCGCTGGGATACTAAAAACGTCCTAGTGGACATGGAAACTGGCGAGACAAGTCAGTGGGACGGAGACAGAAACCGTCTTCACATGATTCAGAGGATGTATCCGCAGATAGAAGTAGTTAAAAAGCCAGTTAGATCGGTTGATTTAGCAATCATCGTAGAAGGAGAACTTTTGTACTATGGGAAAGACCCAAGTGGAAGTTCTGACTACCCGTTCGTCCCGTTTTTTTGCATATTCGAGCCTTCTTATGACTTGTACACCTGGAAGATTCAGTCTCTGATCCGTCCTATTCGAGATTCTCAGACGGAGATCAACAAGCGAAGATCCAAAATGGTGGACTTGATCGATAACACTCTAGCAAGTGGTTACATTGCTAAGACTAACTCGGTTTCCAACCCATCATCTCTGTATAAAACAGGTCAAGGTCAGGTTATTTGGCTAAAACCTGAAGCTCAGATGACCGACGTTACTAAGATTCCTCAGCCTGACATCCCAGCTTCGATGTTCCAGCTAGAAGCTGAGTTTGAAAAGGACATGATGGAGATCATTGGGATCAATCCTGAGATGTTCGGCCTAGCTGAAAATGACAAGGTAGAAACCGCTGGCATTTTAGCTAAACAAAGACAGTCAGCGGGCATTGTCAACCTACAAGATATCTTCGATGGACTGAGAGAGTCTCAAAAGCTTCTTGGGCAGAAGGTAATGAAGTTAGTACAAGATAACTACACCCCAGAAAAGATCAAGTTAATCACCAAAAAAGAGCCAACGCCTGAGTTCTACAGCAAAGCATTCTCTAAATACGATGTTGTAGTTGAAGAGGGAATCCTTACAGATACTCAGCGTCAGTCTCAGTTTATCCAGCTGATGGCTCTTAAAACAACCGGAGTTCCAATCCCAGATGCTCTTATCATTAAAAATTCTAACCTTCACGGTAAAAAGGATCTGGAAGAGATTCTGGATGCTCAAGCAAAGTCTGCTCAGCAACAACAAGCGATGGCTACTCAGCTGGAGCTTCACAAACAAAACGTCCTCGCCAACTCCCTCGAAGCCAAAGCGCAGTCGGACAAAGCGCTCGCGGCGGAAAGGATCAACAAAGTCTCGCTCGACGCGGCGCTAAGCGCAGAGCGTATTGCTAGATCAGAAGAAGATCGAACCGCTGGAGTCTTGAATCTCATTAAGGCAATGAAAGAAATCGACTCCATAGACATCGAAACACTTAGAAGTAAGCTTGCTTTCATCAAGGAACTGGAAGGGAAGCAAGAGGGCGAAGAGAACAAGATAAAGAAAGACGTTACTTGATTTTTTGACTTCTGTGGACATTTTTTTAACTTCCTTTGTTTCTCAATTTCTATAGCTGATTTCCCCTGTTCATATCTCCCTCGAAATTAATATGTACATAAATTTTTAGATTATCTGTAAACTTTAAATTAGAAAGTTGACAGTGAAAAGGGGCTATATGCCAGACAACAACTACAAACATCCTGTACCTCCAAACTCTTTCTCTAGGGAGTTAGATTCGAGAGTGCAGGCCGAAGAAATGCCTTATGGATACACAACGGAACCTCCTGCGGCCGATACAGGCGATTTCGATCAAAAAAGATTAGAGAGCAAGAAACAGTACAAGCCGAAAGGCCGTTAATAACACGAGAGGAAGAAATGAAATCAAAAGGACACGCGTCTTACAAAAACGAAGTAGACGAACCAGCAATGCCTGCAAAAGGGCACAAACTTAGCGGCATGGGCTGTCACGACTTCAAAGGCGAAGCGATGGACATTGCGTACGGTCAAGCTGGCGCAGCTGGCTGCAAGTCAGACTACCGCAAGATCGAAAGCCAAATGAAACACTACGGTTGGGATTCCGGTAAATAAGCATGTCTCAAGAGATAGGCGAATCAAGGGAAGCTTGGGGACGCGATGTTTGGCGAATGGCCGAAGATTTTGCGAATAACCTGAAGAGCGAGGACCAGCCTTTTTACATTGTCTATGCTGCAAAGCAAGACAGACAGCATGAAGGAGCGTTTAGACAGTCATTTCGATTCTATCGTCAACGTCCACCACAGATCATTGGGATCTTGGTTTGGTATGTAGACCATGCGAAGTCTGTCTTCCAACTAGTTCCAGAACTATCCATTCCGCCTGATGTGCCGATCAACCCTGCGTTGTTATCAACCAAGGATGCTGATCTGTTGCCAACAGTTGCGGAAACCGGCGAGAGGATGAAGGTCCTATTAGCCTAATGATTAGATCCAAGCAACCGTAAGGGAATGCAATGTCTATCGATATGAAAAATTTTGCGGGCGAAATAGAGGCTCCAGCCGCCGTGGAGCAACAAATTGTAGATACGATTCCTGTGAATCAGGAAGTGCAAGAAGAGTTTCCTATGCCGGAAATTCCTGTAGCACCAACGCCGGAAGTGAAAGCTCCGGTTGAGGAAAGACAGGAACATCCGCAGGCAGCGAACTTCAGAGCCCTTGAGAGCAAGATAGATCAAATAAAGGCGGAAAGAGACGCCGAGCGACGTGAATTTCAGCTCCAAATGGAGATGATGAGAGCGAATGTTGCTCAGAAGCCAGAACAGGCTAAGCCAAAGAAGATGTTCGAAGGCATGGAGGATAGTGAAATCCCCAACGCTGGAGAGATCAGAAAGGCTTGGAATGAACGGGAGTCTGAATATACATCGCGCATCGAGGAACTCACGGTGATGTCTCAGCATTCCGATTACGCCGAGGTGCTCGAGAAACACGCAGCACCGTTACTAAAAGAAAAGCCGCATCTCCTCAAGGGGATCATGAGCTCAGATAACAAAGCGATGGCTTTGTATGAGCTTGGGAAGTTAGCGCAGAAGGTACAACAACCGATGCCTCAGATGACAGAAGCGCCTAAGAGCACAAATGCTCAAAGAATAGTCGAGAACGCTCGCAAACCAGGAACTCTAGCTCAAGCTGGAGGTAGAAGTGGTGTGCTGAGTCAAGCCGATCATTTGGCCAATATGTCTGATCAGGAATTTTTGAAGTTTGCCTCTAAGCACCTTGAAGGGATCTAACCAATAGAGAACATAAATGGCAATTACAGGAATAACACAACTGCCACCAGAAGTCCGTCAATATTTTGACAGACTCTTACTGGCTTTGGCACGTCCTTACTATATCTACGATTTGTTTGCTCAAAAACGACAAATCCCAATGAACAGTGGCGATCAGATGGTCTTCCGAAGATACGGAACTCTCACTGCCGCAACTGTACCACTTACAGATGGTCAAACTCCTGCTGGAGATCAACTTTCTGTAACCGACTTCCGTGCTCAAATTCAATGGTACGGTTCGTTCGTAACTATCACAGACCAAGTACAATACGTTGTTCAAGATAGAGTTTTGAACGAAGCAACAAGAGTACTTTCGCTTCAACTAGGCTTAACTATCGATACATTGATTCGAGACATGATGGTGTCTACTGCTTCAACTATCGCATGTAGCCATGGAGTTAACGGCGGAACACCTACAGAGATCACTGATGCAGATATCCAAACTGCTGTCGTTGCTCTCCGTCAAGGAAATGCTAGACTCATGACGAATCCTCTACCTGGGGAAAACAAGTTCAATACGGCGCCCGTACGTGCGTCTTATTGGGGATTCATGTCAGTCGACATGCAGTCCGACTTGGAAGCTGTTAGCTCGTTTATCTCAGTTGCTAACTACCCGAACCCACAGAATGCTCTCGAAGCAGAATGGGGTTCTACAAGAAACGTCCGATGGCTCCTCAACACCAACGGATATAACAACGGCGCAGCAACTCCTGTTTACTCCTCGTTCGTTCTCGGACAAGAAGCTTACGGAGTAGTTCGTCTTGGTGCTAAAGAAGCTGAATTTATCGTGAAACCGCTCGGCGCTTCCGGTACAGCTGACCCCTTAAACCAAAGAGGTACAGTAGGTTATAAGTATCCGTTTGCAACACGTCTACTTAATGACAACTGGATCACCAGAATGACAGCGACGCTGTAAGGAGAACATCATGGCAATTATAAGAAAAGGAACACTGACCGTCACTTCTGGCGGAACAGCGCAGAACTTGATCTTGGGATTCGTTCCAAGTCACTTCCGCATGGTCAACAAAACTAAAATGGTTGCGAACACTAACGGTGTTCAGATCGTTGAATGGTTTGATGACATGGCTAACGCTTCTGCGTATCTATGGACAACTACTACCGGGGCGCCTGTAATTTCTTACACGTCGACCAACGGGGTAACTCCGTACACAACGACAGATGGTTCCTTGTATCCATCAACGAACTTAACTATTACTGGCATTAGCAAAGCTGCTAACGCAAGTATCACAGCAACTCACGCCTTCACAAGCGCTGACGTTGGCGTGACGACAGTTTCGTTCCACAACATTCTTGGAATGACACAAATGAACACACTCACAGGTGTGATTCAGTCGGTAACAAGCACAACAAGTTTCACAGTGAACATCAACTCTACCAGCTTCTCGACTTACACGAGTGGTGGTGTTGCAAACATCGTGACAGGAAGCCCTGCATTACAAGGTGGCTCTTTGGCCTCTGGCAATGCTCTCGGGTTCTCACCGCTTCAAGCTGCATCCTCGCAAGTACAAAACACGCCTCTCTTCAACCAGGGCGCCGTTGGTATCACGCTTGGTTCTTCGTTGATGGTGACTACAAGCGATGTATGGCAATACGTTGCTGAACTTGATTGCGACTTTACTAGCGCATAACCAGGTAGGCCAGGAGAGTCCTGGCCGTCTTGCTAGAAGACAAAGCCATTTTGGGCGCCTGAATGAAACCGGTGGAGTAGCTAGCCAATGCTCCACAAGTCTGCGAGCCCCAGGTAAAGCTGGGCCATGACCAGGCGAAGGAACGCTAGGGATTGAAACCCCTAGCTATGCCTTTTAAAAAAGGGAAGATGATGAGTAATCCTATAGCACCTTCTGTTACTTATCCTTCACCCAATGAGTATCCAGATACTCTTAGAACTATCACAAACATCACCAGAGCTAGAGAAGCAACGATAACTTCAGTAGCTCATGGTTTTGATTCTGACGACATCGATGTAACTTCAGTAGATTTTCTACAAGTTAGAGGCATGACCCAAATCAATGGGCTCATGGGAGTTATTCAAGAGATTCCCGATGCCGATAACTTCGTCGTCAACATCAACACAACGAACTTCACTGCTTATAGCAGCGGAGGTGTTGCAAGCATAGTAACCGGAACTCCTGCTTTAGAAGATCAGGGTGCTCAAACTTTCAACACTCCATTTCAAAACATTTTTTAAAGGAAACAACATGGCAAGAACACGAAGACTGAACGACGCGAGTCCCCAGGTGATTGAGGAAAACTTCCTCAAGCAAAATCCTGACCCAGTGGTAGCGGGACTACCCGACGAAGCAACAGGCATTGTGATTGCAAATCACATTACGCCAATGCGTCGAGTAATTTTTATAAACGGTAGAGATCCGGGAGTTCCTCTCTCCTTCCACCACGCCTCAAAAACACATCCGCTCAAGCAATACACGTTGCTAGATGGATTTGAGTATGAGCTTCCCGTGGAAGTTATAGACAGCCTAGAAGAACGACATATCCCTGAATACGGATACAGAAAGAGCCAGCAAGGACATCCAGAGATGTATGTCATGGGCAAGAAGTATCTCTACCAGTTCAGAACACCTCCTAAAAAGGTTGCATAATGTCGATAACAACAGCTGGATGGACGTTATCTAACATCCGCCAAAAGGTTCGTAATCTAACCGGGACTCCGAGCGAAGATCAGCTGTCGGACGATGAAGTTGATGCATACATAAACAACTACCTCGTTTTTACTATGCCTCATGAACTGAAAGTCCAAATTCAGAACAACTTTTTGGACTTCAAAACTGTGCCAGGTCAACAGATCTATTCGTTCCCTGGCGCTTTCCTTACAGACTCTCCTGGCGCCTATGCTGATGGATTTCCGATGGTTTTCTACGAAGACCCAGACATCTTCTATCAAGACTGGCCCCAGCAATATAACGTAGATGTGGTCGATACTGGCGATGGTTCTACAACTACCTTTACCGGAACTACTCAAGGGTTTCCCATAATCCCAGGAACTTATTTCATAACAGACGGTGATCAAGTTCTGCAAGATGATGGAGATGGTGCTTTAGAAGCCGTTTCTCCGGCTACAGGGTCCGGAACGATCAACTACACCACCGGAGCATTTAGCGCCACTTTTGGGTCCGCTCCGGCCTCTACTGACCAGATCTACGATAAGTACCAAGCATGCCAACAAAATCGCCCTGAAGGGGTTCTTTTCTTCGAAAATCAGTTCACTCTCATGCCGGTGCCCGATCAGGTTTACCAAATCCGCATGCAAGGGTTCGTTTTACCCGATTTGCTGGTAGAAGATTCAGACACTCCAGCTCAGCAGGAATGGGGCCCTGTAATCGCTTATGGAGCCTCTATCGAGATCTTCAACGATCGAGGAGACGTCGATAATGCGGAAAGACTAGTCCCCAGCTTAAAGCGTTACGAAAATGTAGCCCTTTCCAGAACAATACAACAATACACGCCAATGCAGGGCGTTCCGAGGTTCTAATGACATATACCCCAGGGATTCCAAACTCCACCGATCTGATTAGCAATAGTCAGCAGCAAATAAAAGACAACTTTGGTCAGTTAAACACTCAGTTTGCAATAGACCACGTGGCCTTCAATACAGGAGCTGCTAACGGGGATGGCCACCATAAGCAAGTTACATTTGATAATGCCCCTTCAGCTCCGACCACCACAGGCACCGTTTCCTGTGTATACCCAGTCGCCGTCACTTCTAACGTGGGTGGAGTGTCAGTAATAGATCAGCAGCTATATTTTAAAGCTCTTGAGTATTCAGGAACAGGTTCTGCAGCGCAAGTAGCCACCCAGCTTACCGGGTACTTCCTTAAGTCGGCAAACGGTTACGCCACTCTTCCTGGGGGAATTTTAGTTAAGTGGGGTTCATTTTCTGCATCATCTGGAAATGGTACTTTTTCTTATCCAACTGGCGCGACAATCCCCGTTTTTACAACAGTTTATCAAGTCTTCTTGCAGCCCTCCAGTGCACCAGGATCTCCAAACTACTACGGATATGTGACTGGGACGCCTGGAGCCGCATCTTTTACATATGACAGCGTTGCCAGAACTTCGAACACTGGAGCCTCTGGAACATACTCCTATTTAGCTATAGGGGTCTAATGTCATCTAACTACCAGCCTTACCCAATCACAGAGTTTAAGACTGGTATAAACACGTATCTTGAACCATGGATGCGTCCAGCTGACGCCTTCGAACCATTACAGAATGCTTACGTTTATCGTGGTTCTATCTACAAAAGAGCTGGATCTTCTGTCTTTGGGAACCAACTGGACGACACAAGTCCAGTTATGGGCATTATGCAGAGAGTTAACCAATCTACTGGAGCTATCTCTTTAGTAGCCGCTAGCACAAAGAACCTCTATTTGTATGATGCAGGCGCAAATACCTTTAGCAAGCTTCTAACTGTAGGTGGTTCTAACTCCATCTTCTGGAAAGGGACAGCAACCGGCACTATCACGATGCCATCTTTGTGGACACTTTGGAGTGCAGGCACAGTAAGCGTCACCGATGGCACCACAACAATCACAGCCAATGGTGCCGGGAACTTTACAAGTGGGGGGATATTTGCTGCAGGTGGAACAATTAACCACACCACTGGAAGCATAACCCTTAACTTCAGTGGATCAACAGCTAATACCTCACTTACAATCAGCGGCACTCTAGCTGGGAATAACTTCACTGGAAACATCACAAACTTCTTTAACTGGACTAACTGGCAACCAACCGATCCAACTACGTTTACATCAAGCGTAAGTTATCTTTATGTAACTAATGGAGTCGACCCTGTTACTACATATGACGGAACTTATCTAGCTAGACCAGTTCTGTATGTTAATAGTGTGTTTACCGACTACATAACCAAAGCACTTGATGTTACAGTGTACAAAAATAGGTTGCTCTTAGTTAAGCCTACCCTGAACAGCACTAATAATGCTTTGAATCAATCAATTTACTTTAGTGCTCTATTTAGTCCATTTAACTTCGTAAACGATGTCGCAGGAAATGGTGGACAAGAGACAGCAGCTACTGGAGATATTATTGTTTCAGAGGAGCCGCTCAGAGATGCTATCGTGGTTAACTTCACAAATAGCACATGGCTTTTTAGATTTACTGGGGTAGATTACAAACCTTTCCGATTTGAAAAGATAAACAACAGCAAATCTAACAACGCTCCCTATGGAAGCGAAGCTTACGATGAGAGAACAACTTCTATTGGATCAAAGGGGCTCACCGCCTGCGACGGAACCAACGTTGCTAGATACGACATTCCTATCATAGATTACTACGAAACTGAGATAAGAGAGCAATACTATAGCCAATGCTTTAGCCATAGATACGACAATCTAAACCAAACTTGGATGTTTTATGTATCCACTGAAAATATTAATTCACTAATTGGAGGAGTAGCTCCAGGTTCAGATAAGGCTCTAGTTTATAACTTTCTTGAAAATACTTGGGCTACCTTCACATTTAGTACACCCATGACTTGTATGGGCCAATTCTTTCAAGTCGCTGGAACTACATGGGCTCAGCTTACCCAAGCCTGGGAAGATACCCACAAAGCTTGGGACTCTTACACTAACCAGAAATCAGTTCCTCTTTTGCTTGCTGGAGATGTTAACGGTTACATCTACAGGATGGACGACCAAAATGCTGTAACAGACAACGGAAATAGTATAATTCCAGACATAGTTAGTACTAGATGGAATCCAGTTATTAAATCTGGGCAAAAAGTTCAGGTTGGTTATGTAGATATTTATTACTACATAGCTTCAAATAATGATGACGATCCAGTTCAAGTAACTCTAAACTTCTTTGTAGATGATAATGAGGCTCCAGCGCTGTCTAAAACTCTTACTTTAGACGGCCCTTCTAATGGAGATTTTGCCTGGAAGAGAATCTACACCAATCTTTCTGGCCAATTTGTACAGATGGAAATAGATCCAAATGTAGACTCGTTCATGCAGTTTCTGGGATTTATTATCTGGGCTAGACCATCTGGAAGGTTGACATCTCCATGACCTTCCCTATTGTTCAGCAGCCAACTCTGCCTCCAAACACGATAGTCCCTGAAGATAAGAGCCTATACATCTCTTACTTTAATCAGCTCTACCAAGATATCGCATTCGCAGTAAACGAAAGAGACAATACTGAGTTTCCATTTGCTATTACATCAACTGCACAGAACATTCCGAATCTGCCAAACTTCGGGGCTTTCATTATTTGTGTTAGCGGCTCCAATACCACTCTGCCAACATTAACTGCCAGCCTTTGCAAGGCAGACGCAACAGCTGCAGGCTCCATAGCAACCCTAGGATCTCAAGTAGGGACTAGCGCTTGGGCTGGGAACGCTCTCACCATAACCTCTACAGCAACCAACTTCCAAATAGCTCACAATCGAGCCGGTGTTACCGGAAACTTCAACATTAGAATCATCGGAACTCAATGAGGAATCCATATGACTACAAAATCGACAGATCCGCAAAACGTGTCGAAAAATTCAGAAAAAATCGACATATCTGAACTTCAATTCGTAAGATTAAAGATCCCCAGGCTCATCCCTATAGATCTAATCGAATCGGTGAAAGGGAGGACGTTTTCTCCCGAACAGTTTTATGTCTACCAAGAGAATCAGATTGATAACCCCAACAATCATCTCTATGTAGTCATAGACTCTAAGAAGAAAATTCACGGCTACCTATGGGCAGAGGTTAATATTTTGGATAGTAGTCTCTTTGTAAATACTTTCTCAATCGGGAAAGATTTTTGGGGCAAAGGGAAGGGAATTGATGCCGCTATTCAGTTTATCTCTAAACTAAAAGACAAGATCAAGGCCTCGAGAGTCCTGTGGTGTACGACCAACGAAAAGTTCTTCGCCAAGCACGGATTCAAGCGTTCTAAGATTACTCTTATGGAGTATTTGTCTTAATGGTATTATAAAAATAACTATACAGGTGAAGCATGGGCCAGTCCAAGACGTTTATGAATAGTGGATACAATCAGCTGCCTACTCTCAATCCCGAGCAGCTCTCTTTACTTTCTCAGGTAATCCGAAGCTCGCAGCCACACATCAATCAGGCCGCTGAAGGGTTTCAGCAGTTTTTGCCAGGCGGCGGAGGCGGACAGCATATCATAAATGCCGCAATGAACCAATATCAGCAGCGAACGATACCTTCTATTCTAAACGCGCTGGGAACCGATTCTAAAGGCTCTAGCGGCTTAAATCAGGCCCTTGCGGCAAGTGCGTCGGACCTGAACACGAATCTGGGTGCTCAGCTGGCAAATATGCAGCTGAATGCTGCTAGCGGGCTCGGAAATCTCGGGTTAAATCAGCAAAGCCAAGGACTCGGCACTCAGAGCTTCAGATATCAACAAGCGCAACCCCCGATGTGGCAGCAGCTTTTAGGCCCGTTAATCGGAGCCGCTTCTTCCTTTGGATCAGCTGGTCTATTGGGAAGCGCATACAGAGCTGGGGGGTCTTCAGTTCCTCCACTAGGACAAGCGGCGCAAGTTTATTAACGAAAAAGAGGTAAGCAATGTCCGGTCCGGTTCTTCCATATATTCCTGGGTTTGGGGAGCAGTTGGCTCCTTATATCACTCAATCATCCTCAATCCTTTCTGACGCATTGCTTAAAAGAGCTCAGTCTTATCAACAGCAGGCCTCTCTTAAAAAGCTTATGGCCTTGGAAACCCAAGGGAATGCTCCTGCAACACCAGACAACTCTTCAGCATCTCCTGCCAAGGCTGCAATCCAGGGAGCGGAAAAAGCATCTCCAGGAATCTCTCCTATCAACTCCATTGCAAAATACGAACTAGCGAAACAGGCTCTAGGAGAAGAAGGGGCTAGGATTTACATCAATCATGACCTCGAGAGAACAAAGCTCCAGCAGAAAGAGGCTTTGGCCCTTCAGGCCGAAGAAAGAGCTTATAAAGCTCCAGCGATCAAATCTTTTTACGAAGATCTAGAAGGACAGAGGCAGAAGATTGACGAGCAAGATTTCGCAGCGAAGTCAGTTGTAAACGCCATAAATACCGGGCAAACTGGAACATTTAGCTCTGCAAACCTAGGGTCTTTTCTAGAGAACCTAGGAGCTCCTCCTGAAATAAGAAAAGCTCTTGAGACGCCAGGCTCTAAGGAATTCAAGGCCGCTTCTAAGACATTTTTAGCCAACACAATGCGAGATACCTTTAAAGGGACCACAACTGGCCGAGAAATCTCTATTGGAGAGCAGATTGGTGCCGAGTTAGGGGTAAACGAAAACGCTAACCTTGCTGCCGCCTTTTTCCAGCAAGCTAAAATCAATATAGCCAAAGAAAAGATCCGCTTGGTTGATGAATTGACTGCTGAAGGTGTAGCTCCTTCTAAAATCCCAGCGGTGGTTGACAAAATGATTAAGCCATTTGTTGAGGAAGAAAAGAAGGAATATTTCGAAGCGGTAAGAGAATTAGGGTTTAGATAATGGCTAAGGAAAACAAGTTCTTAATTCAGATGCAGAAAAAAGAACCAGATTCTCCTGACGTTCCTAAAGAAAAAACCCCCGAGATTAAAAATAAATTTCTAGCTCAAATCCAAAATCGACCACAAGCTCCAGAAGGTGTTCTTAAAAGTGGTGCACGTACAGCTGCTCAAGTCCCTTTATCGGCTCTACAGAGATGGACGTGGCCTCTTTCTCTTCTGCAGTTGGCCGGTCAAGGTGAGGCTATCGGAGGTCTCGAAGAGCTAGAAGAAAGAATCCCTGAGCTTATGGAAAAGTTCCCCCAGGCTCCATGGCCTGAGAATTTTTCCAAGGAAGAGTTTCGAAAGCAATATCAAGAAGGGCTCCAACAGGCGAATCAGTATTTCCCAAGTCAGCAAAATGCTGAAAGAATCGTCGAAGAAAAAACTGGTATTCCTTTACAGCCAAAGACTGCTCTGCAAAAAACCATAAGACTTGGCGGAACTGCTGCAACATTTAGACCGGGTGGGTTGGCAGAAAAAGGGACAGCCGCTGTAGTAGCTCCTGTTGCGAAAAAGGCTCTTGAAGTTGCTGGAGTCCCTGAGGGCTTGGCAGAAGCTGGCGGTTTGCTCGCTTCTGGATTAGCTCCCACAGCTGAAGTTTCTAAGAGCGTAAAACCCTCGGGGATGCCAGAAAGAAGATTCGAGAGCGTTTCAAAGCCCACTAAAATCTCTCCAGCCCGTCATGAGAAAATAACGGAATCCGTAGAACAAGACTTTCGTAAGATTTCAGACCAGATCTTGCAGAAAAACAAAACATACTCCGCCCTTAAAGAAGACAACCTTTTCAAAGAAAAGGTGAGCGGGCTATTTGACGAGGTAGATAAGCTTGCGGAGCAGGTAGAGGGCGCCATTTACCCTTCTGAAATCCGAGCTTCCTTAAGAAAAAAAGTAGCTGAGCATGGAGAAAAGGGCATATCTCCCGACGAGTTTGAGCGCGCTTACAGAAAAGAAATAAAAAGAATCATGAAAGAAACCCCTCTCTCTGATTTAACCGCTCAGCAAGGGGTTGCGCAATTCAGAAAGAATAATAAGGCTCTTAAAGAGCACTATGAGCCAGGAAAATCCTCAGCATTTAACAGAGCGAAAAAACAAGCTCTCTTAGACTACAACAAAGCCATTGAAGAACAGTTTTCAAAAAACTACCCAGATACTCAATTTGAAAAGACGTTCAAATTTACCAATAAACGGTGGCAGGAAATAAGCGACGTAGAGGCTGCAGAAGGGTTCATTCAGGACGTCTTTGATGGAAAGATCAACTATAGTAAGGCCAAGGAAATCTTTTCTAAGGACAAAGAGCACACTTCCCGTCCTTTTAAGCGCCTTCTAGGTGATGATGGCTTTAAAGCGTTTAAAGAGCTGACCGAAGACCTTCTCTCAAGCGAAAAGGCATACGCTCAGTTAAAAAAGGCCTCAGACCAAGGGTACAAAGATTTGGCTCAGCTTGGGACCGAATATCTTATCCATCCCAAAATAGCCACCACCCATATCTTGGCAAAAAGCGGCCGTCGTCTTTATCAAATGCTTCTAGATAAGCCTAAGCTAGCTGTAGAATGGAAGAACGCCTTAGACAATCTTAAAGCCGGTAAATTGGCTGAAGCTCAAGTTCAGTTTAAAAACCTAGATGAGCTTGTCAAAAAGGAAGAAGAGTAATTTACTCTATTTTCGAGAAAATCCAAGCAAAAAAAGCTGCTACTATCCACGACATATTAATTATTTTTCTATCCTCTATTTCATTTTGTAGGTTTACTTTTTCTCTCTTAACAAGAGCTTAACTTCGGACTGAAAATCGTCTTCGTTCTTCTGTTCTAGTCTTCCCAGACGGACTTTTACATCTGAAATGTCAGATTTAATGTCTTTTAAATCAGATGCCATTGAATCGATTTTCTCGAAAATTTTCCCAACTTTAAGAATCGTGAGAAATATTCCCACACCAATCCCCGAGCTAAGAATAAGATGAACAATTTCAGTGGCTGTCATGGCGGCTCCTTTTATCCCATCAATAATACCACAACCCCCTTTCCAGTCAACTCTTAATGAAATTTGTTATAAAATAAACTTGACGGTCTAGGAGGTCCCTATGCGATATTTCTGGGTTTTTACATCTACTGCCATCTTGGTTCTTGGGGTTGTTCGATTTGTCGATCGGCAACAAGACACAGAAGAAGAGTGGCATGGATATTCAGAGCTTACTTCACCTACAGAAGTTGACATGTTCGAAGCTGCAAAATGGGCTCTCAACGCCCTTACGGACAGTAGTGTGGACTGGAATAGCGTAGGGTCCCAGCCCCCCGATAACCGTCAAGAAAACTAAATATGATAGAGATAAAAATAAATATATTCTAAAATTTAGTTAACACCATAACACAGCCTAAGGAGCCTTCATGCCCAATCTTCCAGACAGTCCAGACTTCAGTTCTTATTTCGGAGGCGGACAGGTCCCAAATCCAGCCCCAGTTATCTATTCTCCTGGTACTGCACCAGCTAACAACGCAGCGGTTCGTGGAGGTATCATCGATATCGACCCAACCAACGGAAACGTATACATGTCCAGCAAGCCTGGTACATGGATTTTCTTGGGTGGAGCAACTGGCGCCGTAGCTACATTGACCGGTGACAGCGGGGGTGCAATCTCCCCATCTGGCGGAAACATTTCTCTTCTTGGAACTGCTAACCAGATTACAACCACAGGGACAACCAACACCATCACATGGAGCCTCCCATCAGCTATCACAGCTCCTGGCTCTTTGACAACAACAACTTCCCTAGCAGCCACAACAACAGTCACAGCGGGTACTGGATTAACAGTAACAACTGGCGGAGCGTCTGTAACCGGAACTACAAACATCAACACAACAGGCTCTGGCGTAACTAGCATTGGTACTGGTGGAACAGGCGCAACTAACATTGGTAACGCTACTGGAAACACTGCAGTAACTGGAAGTCTCACGGCCTCTACCGGGCTAGTTGCTACAACGGGCGGAATTACTGCTACTGGAACCAGCAACATTAATACTAGCGGATCTGGAGTTACATCCATTGGAACGGGAGGAACTGGAGCAACCAACATTGGTAACGCGACAGGGAACACCGCGGTAACCGGATCTTTAACAGCATCGACAACCCTGACTGCCACTTCCGGAGCTATTACAGCTACTAACGGAAACTTCGTTGGAAGCGCGGCAGGAACTGGGATTTTACTTAACTCTAACAGCGCCTCTGGAGCTGCTGCCAGCCCTGTTGTAGTTAACGGACGTTCAGGTAGAGCTACGTTTACTTCGGTCAGCATCGCTGCCGCTGCAGACTTAACTCTGACATTAACTAACTCTTCTATCACTGCCTCTACAACTATCGTTCTTATCTCCTTGAGTGGAGCAACGACAGGTTCGGCTCTTTCAGTGAAAAGCAAGACGGCATCATCGGGTTCTTTGGCTGTGGTAGTTACCAACGGCACAGGAGCTACAACAACAACTGCAGATATCCAAATGGACTTCTTGGTAGTTAACGCATAAGGAGTGTCCAATGACTGGAAGTGTAATTAAAGCAACCTTTGACACTCTTAGGGTCCTAGCTTTTGGTGGTATCAGTGGTACCTACGCAGCTGTTGGATCGGCATTCACTCGTCCTGTGAGACTTCTTAAGATATATAATGGGACAGACTCCCTTTTAAGGATCTCTCTAGATGGATCTACAGATAACGACATGCTTCCAAGCTTAAGTGGGCAAATCTACGACATCACCTCAGACAAGGTTGATGATGGGGGGTTCTTCATACCAACTGCAGCTAGAGTCTACGTTAAGACTGAAAGCGGCTCTCCATCTTCAGGAAGCGTCTATGTAACCGTGATAGGGGCAGCTACATGAGTCAGTTTTATCTTAGGGAAGCAGGTGGGGCCGGAGCGGACATAGAGACCCTCACTGGCAATAGTGGTGGTGCTGTAGGTCCAGATGGATCATTCAACATCAATGTTATTGGATCTACTCAAAACGGGATCAACATTGTAGGTTCCCCAGGAGCTAATACTTTGACCGTATCAATGCAGTCTCCTTTTTCTGGAGACTTTACATTTGATAGTGGCGATCTTGCAGCTCAAACTGAAACATTGACTATATCTAACCTAGATACTGGCAGTGTTCTTTCTAGCGCTCAGTTGTTAGTAAAAGTAGCTGGAGCTGGTGGTGGAGATCCTTACACTACTTACAATGTAACTGGAGCTTCGGATTGGTCAATTGGAGTTGATAACTCGGCGTCCGATGCTTTTGTGATTGCTGCGTCTGCTGCACTTGGCACAACTAACGCTGTGTCAATCAGCACATCAGGAACGACAACATTCCCTCTCGGAAATGTTAACTTATCCCGATCTCAAGTTGGTGGTGGCGTTTCTATCGCCATGACTAATACCGACAACACAAATCCTGCGAGTGACTGCGCAATTGTCATGAACACTGGCGGATCTTCCGCCGGAGATACATTCATCACGTTTGCGAACACATCTGTTACAGCATGGACAGCTGGCTTAGATAACAGCGCATCTGATGCGTTTGTGATTGCAGCAAGTAGCACCCTTGGCACATCTAATGCAGTGTCTATTAATGCATCGACTCAAGATGTTACGGTACTTAACAACCTTTATGCGAAACGTCCGATTGTGACCCAGTCTGATTCGGCTACGTTTGCTTTAACGGATGCGAATACATGGCAGAAATGCACTAAAGGAACGGCGATGACCCTGACTGTGCCTGCTAACGCAACTATTGCATTTCCTACCGGAACAGAGATTGAAGTGTACCAACAGGGGGCAGGTCAAGTCTCTATTGCTGCAGCAGGTGGCGTAACGATCAACAGTGCTTTTTCAAACTTGAAAATTGCGGCTCAATACACAGGTGCGATTCTTAAAAAGACAGACACTAACGTATGGGAGCTTTGGGGTAACTTGACTGCATGATCGGTAGCCGTGGAATGCTCTATCAGACTTTCAATCCACGGAATGTTGGCGGCCTTGTTCTTTGGTTAGATGCTACCGATCCAGCTGCTAATGGTGTTCAGCCTGCTAATAACGCAGCGATTGCTTCTTGGGTAGATAAGTCAACGGCTGCAAATACCGTTTCTCAAGGAACTGGAGCTAACCAGCCAACTTACAAAACGAACATCATCAATTCAAAGCCAGTAGTCAGGTTCAATGGGAGCACCACCTCTTTAGTTAAAACTACAGTCACAAGCCTCGGAAGTACCGCAACTGTTTTTGTTGTTGGAACCATAAATGACAACGGATTTTCAGCTGGAACTTTTCTTGAATATTCTAATGCAGGTACTGTAAATACAGGCTGTCTTGTTCTTTATGAATCTGCTTTGTTGAAATGGCGTGTGGTTGTTGCAACGGTTATTGCCGATGCAACATACTCAACATCTTTGCCATATAGCGCAGTTACTACAGCATACAATAACGGATCGAACTCTTTTCTGTTAGTTAACGGTACGCAACAAGCTACTGCAGTGACTGGAAATATGGACGCTACAAGTAGGTTAACACTTGGCTCTTTAGTCAGTGGAATAGCTGGGTACTTTTTAAACGGAGATATCGCTGAAGTGATTGTCTACAATAGCTCAATTTCTTCTGCTGAAAGAACCTTGGTTTCAAGATATCTAGGAAATAAATGGGGATTTACAGTGGCATGATGTGGAACACATATTTTACAGGCACTGAAGCAGACATTATTCAGGCAAATCATCAGATAGATCTCAACTGCGGATTCCCTGATCCACAAACTGAAACGTGGGCCATCCCTCAACAAGCATACGAGCAAGACTTCTGGTTTATTTTGATGCCCCCTCCCTCTGGCTACATGAATAACTACGGCACTTGGACGCAAGAGCAAATGATCGACGGCGTACAAAATGTAAGCATTGAAGAAAGCCAATCTAACTGGTGGCCTCCAATTCCACCTAGCAAAGGATAACTAGATGCCAAACCAACCCAACACTCCAGAGTATAATGCTTATTGGAGTGGCGGTCAGAATCCAAATGCTCCGCTTGTCCTTTACTACCCAGACACAGTTCCTTCCACAAATGCTGCTGTCCGTGGGGGATTGATTGACATCGATACAGTCAACGAGACTGCTTATATATCTATAAAGCCTGGAGTTTGGGCTTACATTGGAGGAGCCGGGACCCTTCCAGAAATCAAGACTCTTACTGGAGATTCTGGCGGTGCTGTTGGCCCCGATGACGATGGAAACTTAAATATTCTTGGAACTGCTGGGCAGATCACGGTTACTGGAACTCCCGGAAGTAACACCTTGACATTAGCTTTAGCTGGAGGAGGGGGCGCTGTTGACTCCTTCACTCCAGACACTGGGACAAGTCCTGTAGTCCCTACTGCCGGTGGCTTAGTTAACGTTAAAGGGCAGTCTGTAGCAAGTGTAAGCGGTATTCGTGTAACAGGTGCTACGAACGAGCTCGATATTGCTATGTTTTCTCCTTTTGTAGGAGATTTTAGCTTCACAAAGTCTTCAGCAGGTTCCAGTGTAACTCTCTCAGCTCAGCACACCGGAGCTAACACAGCGCTAATAAGTTCTACTGCCAATTCATCGGGTAACGGTGCTGGGTTCTTCTCTTCAGGTCAGTATGATTCCACTAAGTTCTGGAACTTCGGGATGACTCCTACAAACGCGGGTACGAATCCTGGCGGATACAACATCTCGTACAACTCGTCTGGTCAAAGTGATCCTTCGGCAGGAACTCCTACTTTAAGAATAGACAACACTGGCGGAGTGACAATTCCAGCCGGAAATCTTGATGTCGTAAGAAGTAACAACGCAGTGGCAGTTACTGTTCAAGCTGGAAATACATCTAACACAGCCGGTTCTGGCGCAAATTTTGTTTCAGCAGTTACAGGAACTAGCGGTGGGGATGCTTATAGCCAATGGACTATAACCAATGCTCCTAGTAGCTATTGCATGGGAATAGATAATAGCGATAGCGATAAGCTAAAGATGACTTATACAGCAGCAACATCGGTAAATCCATCCACCGGAACAAGTCTTTTGGAGATCACTCCCTCTTCAGAAGCTAAATTCGTGGTTGACGCTCTGTCCAACAAACCAAACGTAGCGGCAAGCTACGCACAGATAGCAGTCCAGAACCAAGGTTTGGGGGCAAGCGCTTCTTCTAGATTTACATGTTCAGCCCAGAATGGTGCTGGTGATACTTACATAATTTTTGATCCCTATTTTGGTGGAGTTTCAAATCGATTTGAGATTGGAGAAACTCAAGCCGGTGTGTTTAAAATAAACGTAACCACCGATACCACCACTCCAAACATGAGTGGAAACACCGTTTTTAGTTCCACTGCTGCAGGAGCAATCACATTTAACAGCGCCTATACTTTCCCAACAGCCGATGGATCTGCTGGCCAAACTCTAGTTACCAATGGTGCTGGCCTTCTTACATTCCAAAACGCTGGCTCAACCGGATGGACTGCTATTGGGGCAAGCCAAACACTGGCAGTAAACGAAGGGTATCTTTGTACAACTGGTGGAGCTCTTAGTTTAGCACTGCCTGCTGTCTCAGCGGTAGGCGATGAGATCGAAGTTGCGTTGAACGGATCTACTTCCTGGACAATTACGCAACCAAACGGTGGCAGTCGAATAAGAATAGGAACTTCTCAAACTACTTTAGGGGTTGGAGGAAGTTTGGCTTCTACTGGACAAGGGGATTCTATTCGCCTGGTTTGCGTAACCGCAAGCGCGACGTGGATGGCGGTTTCTACTCTCGGGAATATTACGGTGGTATAATGGGAACAACAAATTCACTAAACAACAAATGTACTGCCGATTTCGATGTAATTCGAAGTGAGAGTGGAAACGGCGTTTCATGCACTTCTCAAAACACAAGCAATACAGCGGGATCATTTGCTCACTTTACTGCTGGCGTTGCGGGAACAAGTGCAGGCGATGCTTATATTGAATTCTATTGCGGATCTACTATAGATTATGCGTTTGGAATTGATACAAGCGACTCTCAAAAGCTAAAGCTCACTACTATTGCCGCAAGCAGTGGAAGCCCATCAATTGGAAACACTCTCCTTTCTGTGGATGGATCAGCTAATGGAAATTCTGTATTCACTCCGCAAGGAACTGGTCAAGTAGTAGTAGGAACTGGAACTCCGACAGCTGAGGGAGTTGGAGATCGTATTCCTTTCTCCGTAGCGCAAGCAGTGGTAGCAGGAACTCTAGGAGCAGAGATATTTAATACAGACAACACAAGTGGCAGCTCACGTGCAAATTTGAACATCCGAGTAGGAGGTACTAGCGCAGGTGATGCGGTAGCTTCTTGGATTGTGAATAGCGGATCATCTTGGAGTGCTGGGGTTGATAATTCGGCATCAGATTCTTGGAAGCTTTCTCAAGGTCTTTCATTAGGAACAAACGATGTCATTTCTGCTACAACAGCGGGCATTGTTACCATTCCCCTGAATGATTTTGTGGTTTCCAGGAGCAATGTTGGAGCCGCTGTTGCTGCTCAAATTTACAATACAGACAACACCAACGCCGCTTCATCGGCTGCTCTTATCGTTCAAACTGGTGGTTCCAGCGGTGGCGATGCAGCTGTCATCATGGGATATTCTGCCTCTAATGATTGGGCAATCGGTCAAGACATTAGCGATTCAGAGAAGTTTAAGATTTCCAGGGGAAATGCTTTAGGAACGAATGATACAGTCAGGATTACAACTGCAGGCGAAGTCACAAAGCCTCTTCAGCCAGCTTTTTCTGCCTATTTAAGTGCTGCAACATCTAATGATAAAACTGGCGATGGGACTGTTTACACTGTCATCTGTGACACAGAACAATATGACCAGAATAGCGACTACAACAACGCGACTGGAATATTTACCGCACCAGTGGCTGGAATCTATCTTTTCTGCTGGACCTGTGAATATGCTAACTTAGGAGCAGGCCATACAAGCTCTAGCCTCTATCTTACAACCAGTGGAGATGGCTACCAATCCAATGTGTTCAATATTGGCGCAGTAAGAGATTCCAACAACAACGCAGCCTTCACTATGAGCCAGCTTATTTCATTGGCAGCTGGAGCTACTGTAACCCCTCAAACAGGCATTGCTGGTGGAACGAAAACGGTCGGAATTGTAGGTGGTTCTGATGGAGCATCAAGAAAGCTCACCTATTTTTCTGGCGCATTAATTTGTTGAGGTAAATTATGAAACATATTCTAGCAGCAATCGCTCTAATCATTGGATGCATTCACACAATAGGCATCTAATGAACTGGCTTATGTATATACTCCGAAACTTAAAGGCTCTCATTAAAAGAGAGCTTGAAAGGGTCAAGCCACGCAAAGACTATTCAGAAGAAGAAATGGGGATGACAGACTAATGCTTTGTACGATCGCTTTTATCATCGGCCTTTCCCTTTCTCTGGTCTCTCTTTGTTATATCTTCTTTCAAGCATCTAAGGATGCCTAAAACGCATCAAAGGAGTCCGTCATGGAGTCGTTCATCATGGTTATGGCTGTTTCTGGCGTTACTTGTGCTTTAGGTTTTCTTGTTTTTTGAGTTGCAAAGCTTGTAACCAGCCCATGTCCATCTTATCTTGAATGGCTCATCTTCCATTTTGCAAGAAGGGAATGCTGTCTGTACCTGGTTTTTTAAAAAATCAAAAATCTCTCTTTTCTTTTGTTCGTCTTGAAAAACGACAGGTGTATAGACTTTCCCTTGATGTGTTTTCAGGTGAGGAAAGTGAAAGCTGATAGAGTCTTCTTTGATTTTCACCACCATTCCTTTTATTATCATTCCCATGTCATTAAAATTGATGTCTACAAAGAGAAACTTCTTTTCTCCGAGCAATGGGGTTAGTTTTTCTATCGTCATTTTCATTATGTGGTTCCAGGCTTAATCTTTCTTTTCTCCCAAAAGGAGGTGGCGGTTCTCATTACAGCATTTATTCCGGACTCGATTTGACGCCCAAATTCCGAGCTATCCTGGCTTAAGGCTACCGGTATAGCAGTTGGGGCTCCTAAAGCGTCTCCAGGGGCTTGAAAGGCCATTACAAGGGCTGTATCTCCAGAGACCCTAACAGACATCCCGGGTTTAAGGCTATTTTCTATATTTTTTAAGAACACTTCAGCCGTCTTTAGATTTGTGGCATGGTCTGGATGTGTCCCGCCCTGCGCTTGTTGAGGACTCTTCCTCCACTCGGCTTTATCCCTGAACACGGTTACCTCCGAACAGCTTGAAGAATGCCTCCTTGAAGGTTTCCTGATCCATGTGCAGGGCTAGCTCGCTACCTGATTTTCGGTTGTACACGAATTTCTCATCAAAGAACATGTCTTTAAGCTCTTCTGGGTACTGTCCCTTCATGTATATGGCATAGCTTCTGTTTAGGCGAATCTTTTCTTTTTCACTGCCTGCGTCCATCTGCGCTCTCATGGCGTCGTAAGAGGATCTGAGCTTTTCAGGGGATAGGCATCCAGCCTTCCAGAAGTTGTGGGTAGAGGCCCATATGATGAGCTCTACCGTTATTTGGGGATCGCGCTTGTCTATCCTCAACAGTCGGTCCATCGAAGCCTCCCATTTCTTGATGTTTGGCTCTTTGAACTCTGGGTTCCTCTCTTTTATTTTCTTTAAGAAAAAGTCACATAAAAAAACGGCGTCAGCCGATGGGGGAGGAGCATCCGACCTTTTGTTATGTTGTTCTTTCTTCTCTTCTTCTGAATGTAATGAAGAAGAAGATTGTTCTTTAGTAGGATGCGGGTTTTCAGTATCCTGTTTTCCCGTATCCGGAAAACCCGGACATGGTAAACAATTTTTGAATTTAGGGAACTCAGAAACCAGATAGTGATACCTTTTCAGGCCTCCTTCTAAAGTCTCAGTCCTTTGCATATAGCCAGCCTCGATTGCCTCGTCGATCATGGAATACATTCTGTCTTTTCCAATTCCTTGTTCTTTCATGAAGTATGGCATTGATATGTGCCAGTTACCGTCGTAAGACAGGCAGTAAATTAGAAAACCTCGGGTCTGTAGCGAGATGGATTTATCTCGAATAAGCTCTCGGCTTATCTGAGCGTATGGATTTTGTCGATCGTGCGGGCATCGTGAGAAGCTAGGGGAGGCTTGAGACATCTGATTTGTTCCTTATTGGTTAAGGAACTGGAGGCACCCTCAGATATCTTTCTTGATTTTTCCTGTTGCAGAAAATATCATTTAAGATATGATGTCGGTTCTTTCGATGGAACCAACCTGGAGGGCTCATCTCCAGTTCTAATTCTACTGACCCCCAGGCATCAACCTGGGGATCAGTTTCTTTTCCCAGACGATAGCCATTAAAGCCATACTTCGCCAGAAAAATTTTGTTTGTATTGCGCAGAAAAGATTAATTCCCCTAGGATGCTTTGATTCAAAAAGGGGGTCTTTATGGCTATGGAATGCCTTTTCGACAAAGTTTCAGAACTGACCGATAAATTTAAACGCTTCTTTCAGCAAAAAAAGAAAGTGGCCGCGATGGAAAACTTCTCGAGCGTGGGAAATGTTCCACAAAAGAGCCGGAATTTTCTAATGCTAATAAAAACTTGCCTCAATGACGGCTTCTTGGATCAAGAGGACGCCGACTTCTTAGACAGGATGATTAGAAAGCACGAGCTGAACTACCTGGACTGGAGCCATAAAACCAAGTGGCTGAAAGAAAAGATGAATTCAATGGTGCAAAATCCCCCTCCGATTCCCAAGCCACAGATGTATTTCGATTTCGATAAAAAACCAGCGACACCGAACTACCCGATCGAGCTATTCAACAAAAACAACACACAACCTGGAGCGCGAGTTTAACGATGATTTTAGAGGGAATTTTTTGTTTAGGCTTTGGGTGGGTTATTACCGAGCTGTACCTGCTCAATAAGAAATTTAAGGAAATGTCCATCACCCTTTCTGGAGTGAAGGTTCTTTCATCAGCTGCCGACTTTAAGCAAGAAATAGAGAACCATGTGATGGCGGCAATTAAGCCTATAGGTGCTGTTGTGCAGCCCGAACCTCGTCCTAGGAAGCCTAAAAAAGGATCTCGCCCTCCTAAAACTGAAGAGCAAAGAAAAGCCGCCTCTGAAAAGGCCAAGGAAAGATGGGCTAGAAAAAGGGCGCAGAAGGCAGCTCCTGCGCCAGAGGTAATAGCCTTATAGGTCAGGCCACTTGAGTATACTTAATGTATGACTCTTTGAACATTTTAGAGGCTTGAGGGTTGAGGCATTTATCAATGATGTGCTCAGGTGATTCGTTTTTGATCTGGGCTCTCACTGCAATCCACTCATCTAACTTAGATGAATCAATGCCATCACAATCTAAGATGTGTTTCAACTTCTCAAGGGGAGACGCGGTTTCTGGGAGCGGCGCAGCTTTGCTTTCGATTATTTCCACAGTCTCCTCTTCTTTACCTCCAGTAACTACCGTTCCTTTACCAGCTTGACCCATTTCTTCGGGAGTGTATAGGTTGGCTGTAATGGCTGGGAATGCCTTGCGGATCGCTAAAGCTTCTGCGCACTTGGCAATCATTACATGAGGCATCTTTCTCCAGAACGTTCCATCTACCGAATACTCTGCAAAGAAAGCAGTCGCGCTAACATCATGCCAAATACCATCATTGGTTCTTTTCTTCAGGTAGGCTGTTGCTGAGATTAGATTGTTGTCCTTGTCGTAAGTGTAGGACGTTTCTTTCCCAGGGCAATAGTTCCCTGTACGCTCAGCGATCGCGCGCAGTCCATCGATGCCAGTCTGAATGGTCATCTTATCACCGCGCTTAACTGCATAGATTTGTTTAGTGGCGGGACTCAGACCAGTGTATTCACATACGGTTCGAAACAACTCAAATTCATCGTTGTTTAGTCCCTTGCAAAAGGTCCTCTTGAATAGCTCTTTCTTAGCTATCTCTTCTTGGTTTGTTGTAGTTAGTGCGCTCATTACCTGCTCCTTAATGTTGTTTCTTTTTCATCATAAATTTCTAACCCTTCGATCTCCGCAACTCCCAGTTTGATTGCAGCCTTCACCGCTTCTTCATCCAACTTCATGTACTTAAGGGGGACTTTTGAAGGGTCAACTATCCGGAATTTGCGGACAGTTCGAGTAACTGTCATTGCTCCATCCCCGCGTAGGTTCTTTTCTATCGGCATAAGATAAGGAACATCTACATCAAGAAGGTGCGCAGCAGCCTTCAAGCTTTCTTCTTCGGCTCTCTTCTTTTCTTCTACGAACGCTTGGTACTCTGACGCTTTCTTCTTAGCGAGTGTGATGATCTCCTTGAGAGGCTCTAAGATCTCTTTAGCCTTATCATTTCTCTTGTTGATGATCTCTTGGTAAGGGGCGTTAAAGTCCTTTCTCTGCGTCTCTACTATCTTCTCCCAAGCTTTCGCATCACTATAGATAGAGGTCACTCTCTGGTATGCAAGCTCGGAGGTCATTTCTAGGTTTGCAGCTTCTTTGGCGATGCTCACCAAGAAGTCTTTTATTCGAGCAGCTTCGGGCATTAAGCCGAACTCATCTTGCTCGGTTTTGATTATCGTCGACATGATACAAATATCCTTTTATCCATTTCATTAAAAACTTGACACTCGTAGTTGTGAGTGGCTACCCATAGAAGATACTCATCGTTTGGTTCTTCAAAGGCGTCTTCTGACTTGTGTGGCCGAGGTTCATCGGGGTCTATGAGATGATCTAACACGTACTGTCTCTTATTTACTTGACGTTCTTAAACGCGCTGATCAGGTTACGGCATAGAGCCACTTCGAACTCGAGCAGCGTGACCTTAAGTTCTCTTTCAAGTAATTTCTTCTCAAGGGAAAATATTTTGGTGACGTAATCGGTGAGCTGGCTTATATTCAAGCTATCCTCTGATAGGGATACATTAGCTTTCATGAAATTCCTTCTGGTTTGTTAATGTGTACTTTCCCTCACGTTCCTGCGTGGGGGATTTTTATAAACTGTAGCATACGATATCTATAGATTAACTGCTACATTTATCCTTTCCCAGAAAGAATCAATGGCTTGCATGCATTTGGCGTGGATGAGGTCGCTGTATTTGTACTCAAAGACCTTAGGCAGACTTCCGTGTCTATCTAATTTTAGAAACACAAACCTCTTTGAAATAGGAAAGCTTAACTCTTTTTTCTGGATCAGGTAATAGTAAAGGTGGGCCTGCATAACCCAGGTAGGGGACTCTTGGACAGACGTTTTGAAATCGACGAGGAGAGCTTCATCTTCTCCCTCAATTTTGATAAGAGTGTCGATTCGGCCAGTAATCATGAAATCGTCGCAGTAATACCTTTCTTCCGATTTAAGGAACTGAGGACCGAGAGCTATCATCCATTTATGGAAACTCTTAACATAGCCAGTTCCCTTGCTAACGACATGGGGAAGAGGTTCTCCTTTGATAATGTGCTCAATAGCGTTGTGTACTTCCGTACCGAGCTCAGCCTTGTTCTGCAAGACTATCTTGTCAATGCCGTCGAAATTGACAAATGGCTTGAGGATGTCTGATACTCTGGCATAAAGTTTCCCGTTGTGGGCGAACATGAAAAATCTCTATTTGCTTTAAATCGCCCTTAGTGTAGCATAGCTCTATATACCACACAACTACAAAACTTATTATGAAACTCGCAGATTTTATCAAAAAATATAAGATTGTAGGGACCGAGTTTGCGAGCACGTGCGGTATTACATATGGAGCATTAGGTCATTACATCTACGGAAGGCGAAAACCCACGCAATCTATTGCAGAAAAAATAGAAAAAGAGTCTGATGGTTTAGTCACAGTGAGAGAATTAAGAGGTAAGGATGCAAGAACCGACCCAGGCAAGCTCCGAAAAAGAGAGCTTCCAATCGCTAACGGACGCTGCCCGCTATGCCAGAGTAAAACGACAGGCTCTGCACTTAGCGGTGAAAAAAGGAAGATTGAAAGCGGAAATTCATAAAGTCAATGGTAGATTGTGTCTCAAGATACTCAAGCAAGACCTGGACGATTACCGTTCCAGTAAATACAACCGAATGCACCGCAATGTTGAAGGCCAAAAGCTCTTTTCCATGGAAGAGAATCGGTGGAGCGTTCTCATGGCGTGTAAGGTTATTTCTCAAATGCTCGGACACCCATTCCACCCATGCAGACTCTATTACCTACTGCGCAAAGGTATCCTGAAAGGATATAGAGTGGGTGGTGCTTGGGTTCTAAAGAAAGAAGATCTTTTAGAAGTGTGTGAACGGGAATCAACCCGCTCTCCAGGGGAACGATCGGCTTAAATAAATCTCTTTCAAAATAAAGAGCATCGCGGTATTTCTCACACTTGAGGCTACCGCATATGCTAATATTTACTATTGAAGGTGTTCCTGTTCCACAACAACAGACGCGCTTTCTTCGCAAGTCCGGCATAGCCTACGACCCATCCAAAAAAGATAAAGAACGCATCCAATGGCAGCTGCGCCCGCATGCTCCATCAGAGCCTCTGCTCTGCGCGATTGAAATGCATCTAACCTTTTACCTCCCCATCCCAAAGGCTACTTCTAAAAAGATGTATGCGCAGATGTTAAACGGCGTCATCCTCCCTAAAAAGAAGCCAGACTTTGATAATTTAGCCTATCTAGTGACCAATGCTCTAAAAACTATTGTATACGCAGACGACAGCCAAGTTACCGATTGCATCATTCGCAAACGATACAGCGATAGGCCCCGAACGGTGATTCAAATCATCCCGATTGACGAGCTCCAGCCCGTTGGAGGAGCAAAGTGCGCCTAATATGCGAAGAGCTCGACGGTACATTTTTCATAGAGGTAATTTTAAATGAAAGCGATTGCAACAATTTTGAATGCCACAACGAACTTCTTGGTGAGTTTGTGGGCGACGTTCAAGGATTTAGGAACTTCAATTTATTTATAAGAAAGGAGCAAACATGCCACTCGTCAAAGGAAAGGCTGCCAGTAGCCGAAAAGGATTTTCAGAGAACGTACGAAGAGAAGTTAATGAAGGAAAGCCCCAAAAGGAAGCCGTCGCTATTGCATACAGCGAAGCTCGCCGTGGAAAGAAAAAGGCGGCAAAGAAATGACCAAAAAGAAGCTTAAAGTGATCCCTAAAAAAACCAAAATGGTCATCGACTGCTCTAAAGTAAAGAAGCACGAGCCTAAATTCAACCCACAAGAAACAGACTGGTTTATGTTTGGCATGGGCTATGATACCTGGCGCAAGCGCACAAAGAAAAAGGATTGCGCTAAAGCATTCAAGAGCTACATTGAAGGCTGCATGAGAAAGTGCGGCATGACTGCTGGCGCGGCGTTCAACGAAATCTTTTGGCAACTGCACTTGCTTCGAAAAGAGCTTGCAGCTAAAAAAGAACAGAAATGAATGTTGACTCAAACGCCCCTCCCTCTGCCACCGGTTTTGAAGAAGTGGACCTCTTTGATTTTTCAGATCCCGAAAATGGGGAGATAATAAGCGATCTAGGGCTTGAGCACCTCATTCGTCGTGCTCGAGCCTATAGCTCGGAAGAGTGGGAGTTTAAGTTTTGTGAACGGGATCGGAGCTTGCCATATGTTTTCGTGCTTGGATTTGCCTCAAAAAGGTAATGCTATGGAGTGCAATGAGCCTTGGGAGTTTTGTTGGGATTGTGCTACAGACTGCAGCGGAAGTGGGGAAATTGTCTACTGGTGGAAACATAGAATGGTTCTATGCCCAGAATGTTACCAGAATGCCAAGGAAGATCTGTTCGTACACGGCCAAAGGATCTACGAAAAGAACCTGCACGGGTAACATAAGAAGGGTTATCAGACTATCAAGAAATTAGAATAGGTAGAATATAAAATGGACAGTGAACTAGAAAGCGAACCAACACTTAGCGTCTCACAACTAGATAGACTAGCTTGGGTATCCGATCAGCTTTACACCATCCAACAAGCCCTAATGTATGGAGATACCCAAATGGTTAACCACCACAAAAAGATATCTGGGGCTATCTACAAAGTTTGGGAAGAAATAGAGTCAATTCTTCAAGGTCAAGGTATATAACTTAAACAACAAAGGGTCATACATGAGCGCACCATCAAACGGCGGAGCCGCAAGAAACTTCCAAGAAGAAAAAGAAAGCCTTCATTGGATTAGTTTCAACCTAAAGAAACTGGTAGAAGAAATGAAGAACCTGAATGCTAATCTTGTTGCCATCAAGGACAAGATTAACGTGAATGTTCCGTTTTAGGTTGCTCTTCTTGCTTCGATGCAATGTAATCTGATATTGCATCATAGCTTCTAGATAAGATAGTCATTGGAACGCTGGTAAACAGGTCGCCACAATCGTATTCTTTGTCTGGAGCTGGCTCTTGTGTTGTCTCGGTGCAGAAAGCGCAAGGAATGGCCACCAAAAGGGCTAGAAACGTATTTCTCATATTTTGCGCATGTTATCACTTATCCCAAAGTGGTGAAAAGTCTTTTTTAGCTTTCTCCATGGAAGTGATGAAATCTTCCTTACTGGCTCCAGACGCACACAACGCTTTAGAGAAGACACATAAAAGAGCCGTCAAGCCAACGGCCAAGGGGAAATCGTTAACGTGCATGCATTCCCAAATAGTGTCGCAACACTTTTGGACGTCTTCGTGGGAATGGTTCATTCTTTTGCTACAGAATGAGCAGCAAATTCTTTTGGCATGATATCCTTCATCACTAAAACAGTTTTAATAATGGCCATATCTTTCTCTAAATTTGAGAACTTTTGATCTATTGAGTTAAACTTCCCATTCATCCAAACGATTGCTCCAACAAGAGTAGCGATTGTCGCGACGCTGTCAGCATGCTTCTTGAACCATTCCATATTTAAATCCCTAAAATCTCTATTGCGTTTTCGTTTCCTTGTAATGCAGCCATTACAACGGGAATATCCTCGTATCTCACATTGAATCTTTTCATTAAAAGAGCTTTGGCATGCCTGTTTCCTTTAATCGCCTCTTCTCTTATAAAGGCTTCGGTTCTCTTGACCTTGAAGTCCTTTCTCCCAATTAAAATCCAAAGGGTTGGGAAAACAATCAAAGGGACGGCGCAAACGCTCAATACAGACATAACCGATTCACCTGCGCTCATTACTGATCCTCCAACTCCTCAATCATATCGTTGAAGCAGTCTATACAATAGCCCGAATCCATATCAAGCTCTGTTTCGTACTCATGCAGCTCATGATCGGCAATATTAGCAGTGCAGCATTCACATGGACCAAATCTACCAGGAATAAATTCACCCCATTCAGGCATGTCTATCTCCTAAAACGTAGTTGTGTTTATCGATATGATATATACTACAAAACTGGATCATTTATCGCTAGACTAATAAATATTTGAGACGCTAAAGAGGACAAATAAGGGACTTATGGATAACGAAAATACCAACGATAAACCACCAGAGAAACCAGTTAGAGCAGATATTGCCACACGCTTTCAGAAAGGCAATCAACTAGCCAAAGGACATGGATTCGGTAGGCCAGAAGTTTGGACCGAAGAGAAGATAGCTCAAGAGGCTGCTTTACTTGAGGAATGGTTTGAGAATCCTAAGAACTTCTACTTACAAACGTTTGCTACGGAAAGAGGATATACATCTAAATTCTATGAGAAATTGGCGGAGAAGTCCCCCCTCTTTAGTCAAACGCTCTCGCGTGTGCGTGAGATTCAGGAGGCTAGAATCGTCTCAAGTTCACTAGAACGTAAGTTCGATGGTAACTTCGCTAAGTTCGTTTTAGCTAACCGTCATGGCTGGCGTGAGAAGACTGAACTATCAGGAGATGCTAACAGTCCTTTAGGCTTCTTACTCAACCAAGTAGATGGTAAGAGCAAGGACATAATAGAGGCTACAGTAGAAGATATTAGCCAAGAGGATAAAGATGACAAGTAATAGCTATTGCTACCTAGTAGAGATGCATGATGGTAGATGCGCAATCAGTGAAGACCATGATCTAATACGATCGTATGTCAAGCAAGGTCATAGAGTTAAGAGAGTAGCGTACGAAGAGATCAACAAAGATAATGTAGACACGCTTGAGGGGGTAGGGGGCGGGTAGGTATATGTCCTGTATTGGACGAGGGGTGGGGGTTGGATTCCCTCCCCATTCCCCATTTTTCCCCATTTTCGAACTATTAAGATTTCTTAATATTTATTTTTTTCCATTTTGGAGGTTTTATGGATAACAGTGAGCCAGAGTTCTTTATATCTATGGGAAGTAGTTCGCCTCTTAGTTGTGGAGGTCCTCAGATCTTTGCAGGAACCCTTGAGGCAGCTATGCGGCTTCGCCAGGGTCAAGAGGTTTACAGGCTTGGTACTCTTAAGAGGGTTACCCGTGTAGATGTAGAGTTAGTGACTAATTGAGGGAGGTTTCATGATCAGTGCATATCTAAACAGGGTGTTAGTTAAGGTAGTAGAGTTGGAGGCTAAGCAGGGGCTTATTTTGGTACCTAAGGACAAGAAGGAGTATCAGATAGGCGAGGTGGTTAGTTCATGTCTAGAGAATGTATCTAAGGGGCAGTATGTATATACGCGCAAGTTTGCTGGTCTTATTGTTGAGTATGATGGGGTTCAGTATGTATCTTTGGATGAAAAGGAAATATTAGCAATCAGCAACGAGCTGAAGTAGGAGTTGGTTATGTTTAAGTGGCGTAAGATTTTTGATAAGGCTTTGAGTACTTTGAAGATTCAGGCTGATTGGACGGAGGCTAAGTTAGTTGATGCCATGAAAGCTGGAGATGAGTTTAGGGATTCAACTGAGAAGACTTTAGGTACTTTTCAGAGGACTTTAGATACCTTGGAAGCTAATGATTCTGGGCTTTTGGATAGATTGGAGCAGCTTGCCTATTCTATACAGATGTGGGAGATCCTAACCAATCAGTTAGCTGACTTTAAGGTGTTGCATGTTGAGGGTGGGCATTTTGGTGAGCTTAGAGATGCTAATGCTGCTAAGAGTTATGAGCAGCAGGGATACAAGCTTAAGGGGTATGTACAGAAGCGTCGTGGTGCCTATACGGAAGTTTGGGTAAAGGATAAGGTTTAGATGTTTGATAACATAAAGAAGTACTTTTCGGATCTTAAGACTTCGGTTCTTAGGGGTAATGAGTTGGCTGGTTTTAGCCGGAAGGATATAGCCATAATTAGAGAAGGGGTTGAGGCTCTTGCGAAAAGTCAGCATGAGTACTTTGTTTATCTAGACAAGCATGTAGCTTCTATCTACAAGAAGGTAACTTCCATGGAGATGGAGATGCTGCTTAATAGAGGTGCTTGTTTGGATAATTCCTTTGAAGGCAAGCAGGAGATGTAGTGTCTAAAAAGAAATTGACAGCACCTGACCTGTCAGGTACAATCCCGAAACGGGGTAGGGGTGAGGATTTACAGAGTGCAGGGCAATCCCGAAACGGAAAGGCTAGGAAGGGAGTTTTATCAAAGAGGGAAACCTTGGGTGAGGTGCTCCACGATCTTGAATGCTCTACTTGCTTGAGGGTGTTTAGTTCTCCTGATGAGGAGGCTGTGAACTGCTCTGGGTGCACTGTCTGCCCTCCAAAGGGTGATAGAGAAAGATTAGAGCGGATGTTGGAGAGCATGGAGTTTCACTACATGATGCGGTATCCCCTCTTGCTCAGGCTAATGTACAAGGTGCTAAGTGGGAAATCGGTTTGAAGAATTTACGAATAAGGTATGCGACTGGCTTATGCCTGTCTTGTTTTGGGCTCTTGTTCTGCCTATTGGCGTTATGGCGATTGTTGGACTTTGGGCTTTGATGTTTTTAGCACTCTTTGGATTTAGGTGCTAATTGGGACTTGGGATGAAGAATGGGCCTATGACTAAGAAGAAGTATCACTTGTCGGTTAAGCACTGCAAGGAATGCTTCAATGCTGGGCGTAAGCACTGTGAGTGTGAGATAGGCAGGCTTAGAATACAGCAGGGAGTGAAGCTGCATGGTCATTCAGACCAGATGGACTTCCTGTCGGAAGATAAATAAAGGAAAAGAAAATGAGCGAAGAGACAAAAAGCGAAGTTGTAGAACCTTCTTATGATCATGAAGATTTTATAGCCCGGTTAAACAAGGTGGCGGAGGCTATTTCGGGGTCTACTTACACCAATGGGGCTTGGGTGTTGATTAACTGCCTGATTTCGGTGTTTAAGCAGGCCCAGCTGCCTCCAGATGTTGCCAACCGTTATCTGATGCAGGTGTCAGATCGGTATGTGAGCGTTTTAGAGGCAGACAAAAAGAAAGAAGAGCCGAAGGCGTAGATGGACGATGATGAGTATCCTCCTATTGAGAAGAAGAAAAAGGCAGCGATTGATACGAGAATCCGTCTTAAGTCGCCTCACATGGACTTACCGGAGGATGGCTCTCAGGTTGCTTTTATGCTTAAGGACGCTGCTCTTGGGGAAGTGGGTTGGCCGGTTGGCTTTCTTCAAGAAGTCCTGATTGGGGTCTTCTCAAATGGAAGATTTTGCTCTACGGACCTGGCTTGCATTCCTCAGGTGGTGAAATATTGGGGATATTTGGACTTGGATTCCCCGGTAAAGAGAGAGCTACACCCAAGATGGCTTCAAAGAGCCCATTCCATGGAGCTTCCGGATGACTGAAAATGAAAAAGCCCTGGCTCTTTTGGGCGATCCGACGTGGAGATTGAACAATCTTTACTGGATTATTGATAAAGAGGGGAAGAAGTCGAAATTTAAGCTAAATTGGGCCCAAGAGAAGCTTCATAAGAACACCTGGTACTCCAATATCATCTTAAAGGCTCGCCAGCTGGGTATTTCCACGTATATCTGCCTTCTGTTCCTTGATAAGTGCTTGTTCAATAGCAACGTTTCCGCCGGTATCATAGCTCACACCCGTGAGGATGCGGAGCATATGTTCAAGCGCGTCAAGTTCGCTTACGATCAGCTCCCGGACGAGCTCAAAAGACTTAGGACCGCAACGGTCGATAGCGCACGAGAGCTTGTCTTTAATAACCATTCGAGCCTTCGCGTTGGAACTTCGATGCGCGGCTCTACCCTCCAGTATCTCCATATCAGTGAGTTTGGGAAGATCTGCGCTCATTTCCCTGATAAAGCACGTGAGATAGTAACTGGATCTTTGAATACGCTTGGCAACCGGCAATATATCTTCATAGAATCGACTGCCGAAGGTAAAGATGGCTACTTCTACGAGCTCTGTAAGCAGGCAGAAGCTATGCAGATAGCCGACAAGAAGCTTGCGCCGCTGGATTACCGATTCCATTTCTTCCCCTGGCATGAGTGCTCCGATTATGCGATGACCGAGCCTACCATAATCCCAAAAGAAATCGAAGAATATTTCTACAAGCTGGAATCCGGAGGGATAAAACTCACCGATGGCCAGAAGGCGTGGTATTACAAAAAACTGATGATTCAAAAAGACGACATGAA